GCCTGTGTCGGGATCAGTGTAGGCAGTGAGCGTGTTGCCCACGCCGGCTATGGTCCAGTTCACGCCGCGGAGATGCAGTACACCACCGGTGATGGGTTGGGTGGGCAGGGGTTCCACACCCTGTCCGGCACGATGTGGACCTCCCAGGCTGAGCCCAAACGTGGCAGAATCATTGTATTGATACAGACTGAAAGTGTACTGGGCCTGATCTATGATTGAGAGCCCCGTGGAGGCGGTAAGTTCTGCTGTGCCGGAAAAAGGAGTGATGAATGTGGGCATGATCAGTTATGTGAGCGTGACCTGTTGCCAACCCAGGTTCACATTGGCACAGAAGTATAGACCCTCACCGGAGAGTTCGCCGGCATCGCCATTGAAATAGAATCCACCCAAGAGAGCCGGGGGAGGTGTGCCGGTGTTCTGTGCCAGGATGGGTGCGGGATTTAATGCACCTGCCACATTGCCTATGTACATAACAGAGTCTGATTGGCTGATCACTATCTCACCAGGTCTGGCCACACCATCGTATTCTGCCACATCAACCTGTGCGGAATCTTTCATCACGGCACGGCTGATGCCAGTGATGTCTGCATAAGGAGGAGGTGGATTGGCCATGCGGGTATTTAGTGGGGTCTTTGGTGGCAGTTTAGACCGTGCCAGCGGGGGTTAGGAATGTTTGTGTCTACACTTATCACCGTGATATCCATTGTATCTTGCTTTGCTGGCTTGGATTCCACAATGTGGGCAAGTCAATTTGATTTGGCTATAATGCGTTCCTGCTGCTTTTTGCGCTGCTACAGTTGCAGATAATTTTGTACCCATCCCAGGAGGTTTTGATCTTCCTTTGAGTGAGTTTGATATACGAATTTTTTCTTCTTCGGGTTTTGGATTTTTTGGTTTTCCTTTTAGTGCAGCACTGATTTTATCTTTTGTTTCCTGGCTGCGTTTTTGTCCAATTTGTTTAGCAACGGTTTTTGCAATGGCCTCTGCGCTGCGCTTCTTGCCTGTTGCTGCCTTACGATTTTTCTCTCGTTGTTCTTCTGTGATAGGAACACCTCGATTCCAAGGTTCGCGCCCTTTCATTGTAGCAGAGTGGACAACAGAGAATTCTTTCTTTAGACTTTCATACACCCTTGCAGTAATCTTTGTTTCATATCTTTGCGCAAATTTGTTTGATCGTTTCATACCATTTAGAGCATAGATCATTTTTGCTCGATCTTCACCTGTGGTCATTTTGGTCAATAACCAGTGGCATATGAAGTGTTCGCGGGCGGTGAGATCTACGAGGTTATCTGTGTCATCTGTGCCGCCAAGGCTGCGTGGTTGGATGTGATGTGTTTCAGTGTAGGTATCAAGAATCCTATATTGGGCACGATCAGTTATTTGATTATACCAACGAGTGTATTTGTCCATATTTTTATTTATGACTAACCTAACTTTTACTTAATTTTATAGTCAACAAAAAACCCGCCGAAGCGGGTTTCTTGAACTTCCCATCCCTGGGTAGTTGAGTAATCTCAAGAAAAACTGAGATTGGAAACTGCAATTTCTCCAACATAGTCGCCGGCATTGCCGAACGAAGATGCAGTGTTCGTGAGCTCTATGTACCCATAACGAGTCATAAACGAAACGACTGGTTCAAACGTTGTGGGATCCAGAACAACACCAGAGCTCATCAAAGGAATGTATGGGCAGTAGAACGCTGCTGCGTCTGCCTCACTCGAACCTTTGTAGCCAACCAGCACAGGTGTTGAGTCTGATGCGTAGGAGTCAACAAACACACGCATGGCACCGTTGAGCGTGCCAACGAACTTGGTGTTGGTGGGTGCTTCAAATGTGCCTTCTGTGGTGCGAGCAAATGCTGACGTTGTTGCAGATTGCAACACAGTGAGCGAAGCAGGCGAAACCACTGCGAAGTTACCAGCACCGCGACGTGTGCGCTGTGCGATCAGGTTGGCCACCCGGTTGATAAGCACTGCCAGTGCGGCATGCTCGTCACCAACGAATGTGGCTGTACCTGACACTGTGGCCTGGTTGTATGTGAACTCTGTTGATGCCAGACTACGCAGGCTCAACAGGATCTCTTGGTCGATCTCAGCTGTGATCTCTTGGGCAAGAGCAGCCATGATCTCGGCTTCTACGTCGATACCATGCATGGCCTGTGCGTCTTGAGCAGCTTCAAACGTCCAGCGTGCCTGCAGTTTGCGTGTTTTTGCTTCAACTGCTTGCTTGAGGATCTGCACAGAGATCTGACGACCACCGTTGCCCTCCAGCACTGCTGTTTGTGCACCAGCGTAGCCTTGTGCGGCTGTCTGTGTGGTGGCAGCGTTGTCTGTGCCACGTGCACCAGCAGAGTATGCTGTTGCGATCTTGAACGGTGACAGGGCCTCTTCACCAGCCACTACGGAGGTAGCAGCAGCGGATTGGTCTGTCATGGTGCTCGCGTAACGAACACGCAGGGTATGGATCTGGCCAACTGGACCGGTCATGGGCTGTACACCAACCAGCTCATTGGCGATCACTGTGGGCATGACCCGTCGGATCACCGGCAGGATCACACGGTTTAACGTGGCGATGTTGCCGGAAACAGTAGAACCCGAAGAGGCGTTCTCTTTGAGGTACTTGCGTGTGTTCTCGAGGATCACACCCATGGTGTTGCGACGGCTGCCTTTGAGGCCTTCCATGAGGGCTTCTTTGGTCTCGTCCCAACGGTTTTCTAATAGTTCTTGTGACATTTAAGTCTCCTTTGTTGGCTATTACAGTCCTGCCAGGCGTTTGATATCGATAACGTTGGAACGATCTTCTTCAATCACCTTGACACTTTTATCACCAGTCACTGCCACGTGGTTCTCTGCGATTACCTGACGAGCTTTCGCGGAACGACCTTCGGCTAACACTGCTGGTAGATATTTCTCGAAAGCACCTTTCAGACGTTGGGTCTGGACGCTTTCCAAGAGATTCTTCATGACTTCTCGCTTTTCCTCGTTCAGAGGTGCGAGCAATTCTTCCATGGTGCTTTCGCGAACATTGGATTCCTTGATCATGCGGATCTCACGCTCTTTAGACTCCACGAGCACTCGGGCTTTCTCGAGAGTCTGGGTGGCTTCCGCCAACTGACGGTTTTTGTCTGCTACCATGCCTTTGAGTTCGCGTACTGCTGCGTTCTCGTTCAGGTGTGTGGCTCCAAATTCCGCAGCGTATGCTTCGAATATGCGACGACCAAAATTGTTCTCGCGAGCGATCTTGATGTCTTCTTGCAATTGGCTGAGTTCTGCCCGTAGATGCCGGGCTACAGAATGGCTCATCTTGGCTGCACTTTCTTTCACGAAACGTGATTTCAGTGCTTCCAATTGGCCACGGGCTTCACCGACCAGACGCACGCGGGTTTCCACCACGTCACGACGGTCTTGTGCGAATTCCATGATCTCACCGGCCAGTGCCTGTACCACGAACTTTTCTAACTTCTCCAGTCCTTGGCTGTGCTGCTGGCGATCTTTGCGGAGTTCGCCAATTTCTTCTGCAAGTTTGGTGACCATGAAGTCGTTGAACTTCGTGGCTGATTCTTTCATCTTGCTTTGGAAACGGACGCGATCTTCGGCCAAGGCTTGCTTTTCAGCAGCCACAGCTTCAATCTCTGCAGTGAGACCTTCTGTTACCATGCGATCCAGGGCTTCCACCATTACTGTTTTGTCATGCTCATAGCGTTGTGCAAACTCTTCGCGGAGTTCTGCACGCACCTGTTCACGAGCTTCGGTCATCTTGGCTTCCCAAGCTTCTGAAATCTCGCTACGAGTTTCCTCGTTGATCAAGTCGCTATCTAGTAAGGGTTTAAGTGCATCTAACATGCGTTTCTCCTAGATTTTGAGATCTTGAATGAGGCGAACTACTTCGCTCTTCAAGTATCTCTGTACCTTGTTGTCCGACCCGGCTTCTCGAGCCATTTCCAACACGTGATGACCGTATTTCATGTTCATCATGCCTTCGTATATGGCTTTGGGATATGCATTAGGTGCACTGGGTTGGGCAACAACATCGACAGTGACGATTTCAAAGTCACTGACATGTCCATTGGCCTCGTTAACGTTTCCGCTACCGCGGCTTGAAACTCCGAGTTTCACACCGGATTCCAGCATGGTTTTCACCAGCTGGCCCATGGGTGTGGGCAATATTTTTAGTTTACCAAATCCGTTGGGGCCATCCATCCACATTTGTATGATCATGTGGCTCACACGGTCTAGATTCACTTTCAAATCATCAGGATGATCTACTTCCCCCAGCACAGAGTAGCCCGACGTGATCTGTTCGTTCAGGGTTTTAACTGCACGCTCGATCTCGTTCACAGGATACACACGCTCGTTGGCGTTTTTCACACCGCCTTGGATAAAGATGCCTTCCATGGATGTGACAGTCTTCCCGCCTTCACCGGCCATCTCGACCACGAGATTGGCCTGGTTGAAAGTGAGATTTTCTCTGAGGTAAAGAGCCATTTACCTGGGTTCCTTATTGCTTGGGAAACGGTGTCTTGGTGTTGACGCCGGTGGCCTGTGCAAGATGAGGTTTTGTCGCGGGTGCCTGTTTGGGGCTGGTTGTGCCACCCATGTCTTTAGCCTGAGGTGCAGGACGACCTTTTTCTTCGGCAGATCCAGCAGACACTGGTTTAGCAGCAGAACCTGCGGCACCAGAGTTGGCAGCCACGGTGGATTTCTTATTCACGCCGGCTTCTTCCGATTTCACAGGTGCAGGAGCAGACTTAAGGCTAACTGCTTCTTCCATGGGCATCTTCATGGTGTCCTGTGGCATCTTCATCATGCCTTCGGTTTCCATTTCGTCGTCGGCCACTTCCATGTCGGTCATGTCGCCATCGCTGTCCATGTCCATGTCCATCTCTGTATCCGAGTCGGTTTCGCCTTGGTCGCCCATGAGTGCTTCAAATTCAGCCATGAGTTCGTCCAATTTGTCTTCGAGGTCCACCACACGATCTTCGATGTCAGCATCGGCCATTTCTTCGCCCATGTCGTCCGAGCCTTCGCCTTCCATGCTCAAACCTTCTTCTTCCACTTCGATGTCGTCGATGAGATCATCGGCTTGATCGCCGCCTAGGTCTTCTGCTACTGCTTCCTCGGACTCGTCCATCTTGTCTTTTTTGTCATCATACTCGATGTCTTTGGTGACTTTGCGGCCGGCTTTTTCGGCTTTGTCGTCTTCGTCATGAGTTGACTCTTCGTCGATCTGCTCTTCGCTTTCTTCGACAGTTTCTTCTTCCATCATTTCTTCATAGATGGCACGGCTTTTTTCCACGACGATGTCATGGAACAATTCGCGGGCTTTCGCCTCTTCGTCATTGATCACAAACTCGATCAGTTGTTCAAATTTATTCATGAGTCCCTCCAAAGTAATGGCTCTGTAGAATATTTACACCATCAGGAGAAAACTGCGTGTTTTACGGTGGATTTTTTAGAATATTACTGATTTTTTACAGATCTTTCAGGATCTTGTATCACAGCACGGGCTGTGCCGGAGGAGCATACTGCTGTTGCACTCGTTTGAGTTTTTCTTTGAACTCGTAACTACGCACGTCATTCATGCGACGCAGTTTGTTGATCTGCCGCAGCGTGAGTTTGGTCTTGCGGAGATCGCCCAGGCGAGGCTGTGAATTGTCCTGTGCCACATCTTGGTAGGCCCCGGCACCGCGATCATAGAGTTCGTTCAGTATCATAGAGATATTTATGCGGGTGGTACTGTGCCCGGGGCCGGTGGTGCTCCCACGGCTGTGACGGGCTGTTGTCCCGGTGCTGTGCCAGCATCCACCGCAGGTTCTACAGGTGCTCCCATGTCGGCCAATTCCGTGCCCGTGGTGATGTCAGATTCCAGATCCGCAGGATTCACGCCCACGCCACGCAGGTCTTGGCCCTGTGCTGCGGGAGGTTCGGGTTTGGCCCGCTCTTCGTGCCACAGTGCTTCGTTTTCCACGATCTCGTCTTCCGAAAGACCCAGATAGCGTTTGAGCAGGAATCGCTTGCTCATGTAAGGCACCTGTTCCAACTGAGAAAATACCGACACACGGCTG